TTCACGGTGCCCGGGTGCGCTGCGTCGAACAGCGGATTGACGGCGCCGTCCGCGAAGTTGGACGGCTGCACATCGGCTGCCTCCATCACGCCATAGCGGAACGGCACGCGCTGGCCATCGCTCATCACAGCCACGTCGGCCCGGCCCAGCGCCTGCACGGCGTCGGCCTGGTCGCCCACGGCGAACACCATGGGAGCGCCCGATTCAGGGCTGCGCGAGACGCCCAGCCGCAGGTAATCGGGGTTCTGGGCCATGCCCTGCATCTGCACCACGCTGGCAGGCCGGCTGCGGTCGCGGTTCTGGATCTCCTGCACAGGCGCGCCGGCGGCGCCAGTGCCTTCGGGGTTGGTGCCGGCGCGGCGCGTCTTCACGGCAGCCCATTCGTGCTGCAGCTGGTCCCAGATGGGCGTGCCCCGGCGCAGGGTGGCCACCTTCTCGCCGCGCTCGTGCACAAACTGGGGCCAGGTCTTGGACCGCACTGCACCCGGATCAAACGCCGGGGCCTGTTCGGCCGCCGCAGCTTCGGCGGCCACGGCCTGGGGCTCATCGCCCAGAGCTTCCAGCTCGTCCTCGCGCGCAGCGTCCTGCTCCAGGCGCTGGGCCAGCGCTGCGCGCTCCTCCTGCTGCACAGGGTTCAGTCCCGTGGTGCTGTCGATCACCTCCAGCTCGGCCAGGCGCGTGGCCGCCGTGGTGCTGTCCATGGATTCGGGCGTGCCATCGGGCTGCTGCACGCGCTGCTGCTCCGTCTGCGGCGCAGCCGGCGCCGCGACAGGCGCCGAGGCCTGGGCGTCCTGCACGGGCGCAGCTGCGGCGCCGTCACCTGGGGAGGCGTCTGCGGTCGTGGCCACGTCCGTGACCGTCTTGCCTTCGGCGTCCTTGTAGGTCACGTCGATGACCGTGCTGCGCCCGCCGGAGTCCGCCTGGCCGCCCCTACGATCCTTCACGCCGGCCACCACGCCCCGGGCAGCACCCGGAGCAGATCCGCCCAGCGCGCCCAGCACGAAGTTGGCGGCCGAGTCCTCGCCGATTTCCTTGCCGTGGGCAACGCTTTTGGTGCCCAGGTCCGAGGCCACGCCTTCGGCCAGCTCCTGCGTTCCCTCCTCCAGCGCCGAGATGCCCGCGCCGGCCGCCGTCTTGCCCAGCACCGAGCGGCCGGCCACGCGGGCCAGCAGCGGGTCCAGGCCACCCGTCACCAGCTTGCCGGTGAAGCGGTCGCCGAACGCGGCCACCGCGCCCTGCAGCAGCGCCGAGGCATCCTCGGCCTTGGCGCTGGTGATGCGCCGCGCCTCGTCGGGCTGCGCGCCGGCATCGATCATGCGGCGGTACAGCGGGCTGGTGTCCAGCAGCTGCTCGTGCGACTGCTTGGAGATGAACTCCCGGGCGTTCTCCACGCCCTCGCCTGCCGCCATGGCCCCGCCCACCGCGCCCGCCGCGCTCGGGCTGCGCGTGGCCAGCGCCGTGGCCACGACTGGGAACATGCTGCCGAACACATCAGCGCCCTGCATCAGGAAGCCGCGCACGGACGGGTCTTTGCCGAAATCGATCTCACCCTTGAGCAGGTTGCCCGTGATCTGGGAGTTGGCCACGGCGTCCTGTGTGGCCTGGCTGGTCGTGTCGTTGATGGCCTTCTGCGCATCGCGGCCAGCGCGGGCCAGCGCCTCGGCGCCCGGCAGGCGCACACCCACGGCCGCGCGCTCGGCCTGCAGCTCGCGGCGGTCGCGCTGCTGCTGCGTCATGGGGCCGTTGATGGCCTCGTCTGTGTCAATGCCTGGGATGAAAGCGCCGCCGGGCATGACCGTGGCAGGGTCACCGCCGGCGCCGCTGCGCACCGTAGCGCGCAGGCCCGACTGCGCCGCCTCGGGCATGGAGGCCACGCCGGAGAGTGCCGCGCCGCCCGCGCGCTTGAATACGTCGGTGATGGCATCCGCCACATAGCCGCCGATGCCCTGAGATTTTGGCTTCGGCCCCTCCTCTACCTTCGGTTGCTCGGCAAGCGGGGCCTGCTCCCACCAGCTTTCTTTTCCACTGTCGTTCGCCAGCGGCGCCTGTTCCCACCAATTTTGATCTGCCATGCATTGCTCCTTCGAGCTTCGCAGGCTGGCAGGCTTGGCACGCGCAAAGAGTCGTCGGCGAGAACCGGGTCGCACCAGCGCTTACACTCGCGCCCGGCCAGATGGTTGGCCATTTAAAGATGACCGGATATGAACAAGAAGACCATGTACCTCATCGCCGCAGCGTCTCTATTTTTCGCTTGGCTATTCAGATTCGAGATCGTTGCAGCAGGCAGCGGGGAAACCTCCCCGATGGCTTATCGACTTGACCGATGGACTGGAGCGGTAATGCTTGCTGTGCCCAGCGGAACCGTGAAACTTGAGGCATACAAGGCACCAAAAGAAGAGAAGCGGCCAGAAGAGCCAGAAGGCGAGCAATGGTGGAAAGATGCTCCTGTCGTGAAGTAAATATCTAGGGCTTAATACGAAGAACACCTTTCGGGTCAATAAATTTCGTTCCACTTGGAATCTTTGCATATTCCTCAGCCCCTGACAGCTTCCTTGGCTGCTGCTGATTGAATTTAACCAGCGCCTCATCAACGTCTTTAACATTGGGATTTTTGCCCCACCACTGCATGAACTCCTGCTCTTTCTCAGGATTTCGCTTGGTGGAATCAACAGTCCCTTTAAGGGGATTCCCTGGAACAAACTCCCCGAAGTTCTTCTGCACCTTCACAGGGTCGTAGTCGTACTTGGCTTTGGCGTTGTCGGCTCCGGGGGGCTGAATGATGCCCGCGCGCACCGCCCGGATCTGGGTGTCCGAGATGCTGGGGTTTGACTCGCGCGCCATGGCTTCGCGCACATCCCGCAGCTCGCGCTTGTCGTTCAGCCGCTCGCGGCGGTCCTCCATGGCAATGCCGTGCGATGCGGCAGCACGGGCATCCGCGCCGGCTGCGATGCGGCTGGCCTGGTCTGCACGGCCGTCCGCCTTGAGCTGCAGCTGCCGCTGGAAGTTGTCGTGGTTCAGCTTGTAGATCGCGCCCGGGTCCACGGTGGAGCGAAGCATGGCGTCGGCCTGCTCGGCCGTGGTGCGCACGGGCTCCAGCGGCTTGCCATCGACGCCGACCATGTTCATGACGATCCCGCCGTCCTTGCCGCGCTCGATCCCCGTGACCTTGGAGGCCCCACCCAAGCCGTACCTGTTCAGGTACTCCATGGCGGGGGCGTAATTGCCCGAGGCGAATGCCGCGACGGCCGGGCCCAGGGCCTGCTTGCGCTCTTCGGTTTCGAGCTGGGCCTTGGAGTAGCTGGTGGCCAGGGCCTTCTGCGCGGCCTCGTTCGCCTCTTTCGCATAGCCGGCCTGGTGCAGCATGAAGGCGCGCTTTTCCTGGTTGCCGAGGAAGTCCGAGAAGGTGGGTTTGCGGCGCTGTCCGTCCGCTCCCATCAGGCCCGTCTCGAATTCTTCGCCCAGCTGCTTGTCCAGTGCCTCGATACCGTCCTCGCGTGCCCAGGCCTTTTCCGAGCGCGCCTGCTCCTTCCCCTTGAAGGCACGGTCTTCCACCTGGCCGCGTATCCGCATGCCGGCCTCGGGGTCATGCTTGGCGATGGCATCTGCCACGGACATGGAGCGCATTCGGTCAATCTCTGCCTTGTTGGCATCCACGCCACCCGTGAGCTGCTTGCCCATGAAGTTCGTGGTCAGCCCCTGCATGGCCATCGTCTTGGCGTCTCCTGCCTCGTTGCTGGCGACATAGGCATTCTTGGCCTGGTCGAAATCGATCTTGTAGCCCTGCGCGGCCAGCCCCTCCAGTTCCTTGCCCTGCTCCTCCGTGTACGCCTGGGATTCCGTGGGCTTTGCGTTTACAGCATTGCCCACCTCGATGTCCCGGCCGACCTGTTTTGTCAGGCTGTAGGCTGCATTGAAGTTGTTGAAAAAATCCGAGAGAGAAGAACGTCCGCCGCGCATCACACGACCTCCTTGAATTCCATACCCAATGCCGTGTAGTCCACGCGCATAAAGCCCGACTTGTCCACCATCACCGCTTCGGGGAATCGCTGCTGCACCTCATCTGCCATGACGCCGATATAGCGCCTACCGGGTTCGGCCTTGTAGGCGAACTCATAGAGGCTCAATCCCGTGGACTCATCTACCCCAACGGGCCTCACCTCCTCTTTCAGGCGTGGGTCGGAAGCCTTCCACAATTGCGCCAGTCCAACGGCCGTGCCGCCCAGGCCGCCCAGCAGGCCGCCCGTCGAATCGTTGGAACGCATGTTGGCCTGGTGGTTTGCCTGGGCACCCCACATGCTGGTGGCGTTGCTGCCCATCTGGCCGGCCATGCCACCTGCCTGCCCGTAGCCCGAGTTCAGCCCCGCCAATCCGTTGTTCGCCGCCATCTGTGCGGCCGTGCCAAAGCCCGCGCCCTGCCCTGTGGTCTGCATGCCCATGGCCGGGTAGCCGGCCAATGCGGTTTGTGCGCGGTCGGTGAGCGCCCTGCCCTCGGCACGCGCCGCCGTGCGGGCCGAGTTCTTGCCGGTGGCCAGGGCCAGGGCTTCGCCAGCTGCGAGCGCGTTGGAGGCGGCGCCGTACTTGCCATCGGCAGGGTTGATGCCCATGCGCGCCATTTCCGCGTTCTGGGTGCGCTTGGAGCTTTCGTAGGCCTGGGAAACGTCGGCCGCTGCTTGGCCTGCCAGTTCCTCGCGCTTCGCTTCGGTGTCGAAGGTGCGCGCATCCTCGACCATGGTGTCCTGCAGTCCGGTCAGCTTGTCGCGGCGCCCCAGCGCATATTCGCGGTCTTCCTGCGACTGCTCCCAGGCCTGCCGCTGGGTGTCCAGTGCGAACTGCGTCTGCTCTTTCTGCAGCGGAGCCATCTCATCCGACTGGCTCAGGATCTTCTGAATGGCAGCGTCCTGGATGCCCATGGACTTGACCTGTGCCTCGACCAGGCGCGGGTCGGGCGCTGGCGCGCTGCTGCCCTTTCCACCCTCCAGTGTCATGCGGCCACCAGGTCGTGGGCAGAAGGCCCGCTCGGGCAGAAGATCAAATTCAGTCGTGTGCCAGCGCATGCCTGCACTCCTTTTTCCACATTACAAAAATAAGCACGTCGCCGCCGTCCGGCGCCGCGCCGTGTAGCCGGGCCTCCTCACGAAACCCCAGGTGCTGGTTGAAGCGCCGCGCCAAGGCGTTGCTCTCGTTCACGTAGCCGCTCACGCGATCCACGCCGCACACCAGAAACGGATAGGCAAAGCAGGCGCGCAGGTAGTCGCGCACGAGCCAGCGCGCGCCGGGCTCGGCCGCGACGTGCATCCAGAGGTTGCGGCCGTTGAAGCCTTCGTAGAGCACGCCGGCCACCAGTCGGCCGCCACGGCGCAGGCCGATGGCGCGCATGTCCTGAGCGCGGGCCAGTCCCGGCACCAGGCCCTGCATGAAGGGCAGCACCGCGTCGAGGTCATATTCGAGGGAATGGGGCATGCCGAGCACGGTGGCAGGCTTGGCACGCATCAGGCGGGTGCCGTGGGCCACACGATGGCCAGCGGGTCGGGCTGGTCGGTGATGTCGCGCAGGGCCTGCCGGTAGGCCAGCCAGGGCGCCGGCACGGGATCGCCCGTCTCCTGGGCGCGCAACGTCACCCAATCGCAGGCGGACAGGAGGCGCGCCCTCGTGTAGCGCACCTTCTCCCACTCTTGCTCCAGATCCAGAGCGGGGGCCACCCAGCAGCGTTTTGGAACGCTCCATCGGTGGTCCCGGGATGGGGCTTCATTGGGGGCATACCCTTTGGGCAGTCCAACCCTTAAGCGATTTCCATGCGTCTCACGGTAAAAGCGCAACTCGGAATCGTGCTGATACGTGCCGGAGATCACCAGGTGACCGTGCGAATCAATCACATGGTAGAACTTCATCGCTTTGATCCAATCATGAAGCCGTTGAGGTTTCCAATCCGGCAACCCACGCCTCCCGAGAATGTGAGCGTGACGGTATGGAGCCCCGCCCCCATGCTCCTCGAATACCCGTGGCAGACGGCTGTGTAGGCCTCGTCGATGGCGTGCTCGGCTATCCAATCACCATCCACATAGAGCCTGGTCCCTGCTGTTCTCCACCCCATGCCATAGCCGACGAACCCAGTGACCAAAACCGTGACCACGCCCGGCATATCCAGGTAGAGGCTCATTGACAGAACCGTGTTCCAGGAACCCCATCCCACTCCCTCGATGTGTCCAGGAACTGTCACGGCCGTAGGGACCGTGACGGCGTTGCCCGCAATTTGGAGAGTTCCAACAGCCGCCTGGCCGATGTAGGCCGTGCCGATGGCCGCCGTGTCCATGAACACGCCGATGTTGTTGGACGTGATGCGCTGCAGCCGGTTGATGAAGTCGCTGGTGTTCATCGTCGTGCCGTCCGGGAACGCCACGGTGTCGCCGATGCGGGCCTTGTCCTTGGTGGCCAGCGGCCCCAGGCCGTTGACCTGGGCGGCCCTGAGATTGCGCAGCCACTGCGCGTCCAGGCCGTTGGCGTCCAGGATGACGTTGCCGTAGTTGTCGCGCACGGTGAGCCCGCGCGTGTCCACCTTGCGCGCCGCCACCGTGCCGTCCACCAGAAGGTCCCCATTGATCATGGCCGCAGGGATCAGCCAGGCCGTGCCCATCCAGTGGCGGGTCTGCGTGAAATCGGAGCCGTTGCTGATGGTCACGGCATCGCCCACAACCAGGTGGTTGGTGTTGGGCGCGCTGCCGCTGTTGCCCAGGGCCTGCCAGACAGCCTGGCGCGCGGTGGCATCGCTCCAGAAGCTGCCGCTGGCCGCCAGCTGCACCGAGCCGCGCAGGCCGTCCACGAGCTTCTTGCCCAGGCCGTCGATGCGCATGTTGCCCTTGAGGTAGACGTTGCGCTGCAGGTAGATGCCGTCGCCATCCACGCCGAACACCACGTCTTCGGGCCGCGGCGTGCTCATCTGGCCCGCGTTGTAGCTGGGGGCGACGATGGCGAACTTGTCGGCCATGATGATGAAGGCGCTGGAAGTCTTGCCGTTGACCTCCTCGGCCGCGATACCGTAGCCGGCAAGGGCACCTCCGGCCTGCACCTTGAGCGTGTACTGCGCGCGCAGGCCCTCGCTGTAGCCGGCCAGCACCGTCATCTCCTGCTCCAGCATGGCGCGGCCCGGCTTGCCGTCCTGGTAGTAGTTGCCCAGGGAGGCCTGCAGCTGCAGCACGTTGGTGGCCATGGCCCGCTGGCCGTCCGCGAACGCCGCCTGTGTGGCGCGCAGGCCTGCGCTGGCGTTGCGCAGGCTGGCCGTCACCTCGCGCACGGCCATGGCCAGGCTGCGCTCGTTGCCCTGCACTACGGTCTGCAGCTCCCGCACCTCGGCGCCGCGCTTGGCGGCCTCGTCGGCGATGGAGCGCAGCAGCTCGTCGCGGATCTCCTGCGCCAGGTGGTCGAAGCGGCTGGGGTCGTCCAGGGTCTTGGCCAGGCTCTTGAACAGGCGTGATTCGATGATGGATTGGGCGAAGCGCTCCACGGCCACGGTGGCCGACAGCCCGCCGCCCAGGTCGATGACGATCTCGCCCTCCCCCGGCGTCTTGTCGGTGGCCAGCAGCTGGGTGACGCCCTGCACCGAGCCCTGCAGGGCCATCAGCTCGCGCAGGGTGACGCCGCGCTCGAACTCGTTGCCCCGGGCGCCGGAGCGCACTTCCAGGTGCTCGGTCACGGCCTGCATCCAGTTGGACAGGGCCTTGTCCTGGACGTTGACCCTGGCCAGGGCCGGCAGGCGGGCCACGCCCGTATCGATCTTCTTACGGTTGGTCATACGCTGCGCAGCTCCTCGGTGGTCGAGCACAGCACCACGCTGGTGACGCGGGCCGCGCCCTCGATCTCCACCTGGTGCTCCAGCCAGCGCCCGGGCGGCAGGCGCTGCGGCTGCAGGTCGGTGAACTGGGCGGTGTGCTGCAGCTGGCCGTCGCCCCACAGGCGCAGGGTGATCGGGTGCTGGGCGTCCTGCAGGCCGTAGACCTTGGCCCAGGCCAGCGGCAGCTGCTGGCCCTGGGTGGCCAGGCCTGTGCGCCAGCGCGCCGTGCGCAGGGCATCGCCCGTGAAGCATTCCAGGATGTCCTGGCCGCGCGCCACGTACATGAGGTCGTTGAAGCGATCCACCCAGACGGCCGTCACGCCAGGGCCGCCCAGGTCGGTATGGCCCAGCTTGGCCCCGTCCTGCGCGCTGAACGCCAGGCAGCCGCCGCCGGCCCCGGCGTAGAACAGGTAGTAGACGCCCTCGTGCTCGGCCGCGAACATGGTGGACGGCTGCATGCGCTGCCAGTCCTGGCGCGCGATCAGCTGCCGCGTCACCACCTGCACGCCGCCCGGGCTGGCCAGGCACAGGCCATCGGGAGAGGCATAGAGCACGCCGCCCTGCACGGGCACGATGGAACGGCGCGCGCTGCAGGACTGGTTGCTATCCAGCTTGATGGCCGACATCTGCGCCGAGTGCGCGCCCGTCACAAAGTACGGATTGCCGGCCGTGCCCACAAACAGGGTCTGGTCGAACACGGCCATGCCCACGATGGGCCATTCGGTCGTGACCTGGTAGTCCACGGGCCAGGCGTAAGGCACGTAGGGTTCGCAGAAAGCCACGGTGTTGTCGATGAAGCCGGCCATGATGCCGTTGGGCATCCCCGTGAGCCCGCGCAGGTAGGGGTTGGCACCCACGCTGGGCTTGTTGTCGCCCTCGTACTGGCTGTCCATGCGATACGGGGGCGCGGCCCAGGTGAACTGCGGCTGCAGACTGTCCAGCTCCTCGCCCTTCTTGTCATCGAGGAAGCTGGCCACGGAGATCTGCAGCTCCTGCACCAGCTGCCAGGCCGCCGCTGCGGCCGAGGCATTGCTGCGGTAGATGCGCCACTTCACGACGTGGCGCGCGGCATGCTGCTCGCCCGTCATGGCCTGGGGCCGCTGGATGGTAACGGTGTCGTTCTGGTCCACCTCCAGCATGTCGGAGATGGGCGACGGCTCGGACTCCTCGCCCCAGTCGGTCACAAAGGCCACGACGTAGAAGCGCGAGTCCACCACGCGCTCCACGGTCTTGCCCGCCAGGTCGGCCACGCCGCCCAGCTGGTCCAGCCAGGTGCCGATCACGGCCGTATCGCCCGTGGCCGCGATGTACTGGCTGGCCAGCTGAGTCTGGATGCTGGACACCAGGGTGGCGCAGCGCTGCTGGATTTCCACCAAGCGCGCGTTGAAGCTGCTGGCCTGGGCCGAGGCATCCGACTTGCTGTCGGTGTAGGCATCCTGTGCCTTGAAGAAGTTTTCCAGCTTGAGCCGGTACTGCACCCAGTCGGGGTGCTCGATGGCGTTGTTGTCCGCGTCAAAGTGGTACTGGGCCACGCTGGGCTCGGTCGGCTTGGTGGGCGCCGTGCCCGCGCCGGCCCAGGACTTGGACAGGGCCAGGTCCGCGAATTCCTTGAGCAGCTTGTCCAGCTCGCTGCGCCAGTTCGTGTATTTGCTGCCGGGTGCCACCGAGGCCTCCACCAGGTCGGCCAGCTTGGCTGCCTGGTCGGCCGTGAGCACGGTTTCGCCAGAGCGCTCGCCGGCTGTGTCCGGAAACTCGTGCCGCTGCAGCGCCTCCACCAGCGCGGGCCTGCGGAAGGGATAGCTGTACGGCATGGCGGCCACCGGCACGGCCCAGCCGCTGGCCGTGCTGACGGCCCCGAGCCGCGTGGTGTCCATCTCGCAGGCCTTGGCGCGGGCGGCCGAGACCACGGCATAGAGATTCCCAGCCCAGGCGCCGGCCCCTACGGCGGTAGACAGGGACAGCCCGTAGTTGGATGTGGCGCCGGCATAAGCCTTGCCATTGGCATCCCAGCGGATCGCCTCCTGGTGGCCCTCGTGCTGGATCACCGTGGCCAGCAGGTCCGCCCGCACCAGCTCGGCGAAGTCGCCATACAGCCAGGTCTTGGCCTCTTCGGTCGTGAACTCGTCCACCACCTGCAGCGTGACCGTGGGCTTGACCGGGCGCACCACGCCCAGCAGCCGGTCGTTGCCGCGCACGTCCAGCGCACACGGCGCCGCGCTGCCGTCGTTGGTGGTCTGGTAGGTGCGCTCGGTGGCCTCGTCGTTGATCTGGCCCTTGACCAGGGACAGCTCCTGCACCCAGGAGCGGATGGGCGCGGCCGGGTTCTGCTGCACGGCCCCGCAGGCGTCTCGCGCGAATCGGTGCAGCGTGCGGGTGCCGGCCAGACATGCCGAGTGGCGCCGGTCGGTGGCCAGCGGCCAGAACTCGGAGCTGGGCAGGAAGAGATTGAAGTGCTCTCGGGCGAAGTTCGCGCCCAGCGCGCGGTCGGACACGCTGGGCGCCTCGCCCGGGAATGCGGACAGCTTGTAGGTGGTCATGGCCTGCAGGCTGGCAGGCTTGGCACCAGGGCACGCCAGCTGCTACAGCACGATGGCCGCCGCTGCGATGAACAGTTCATCGAGCTGCTGCTCGCTCAGGTCCAGCGCCACGGCGACACGCGCGAGGAACGGACTGCTGCGCTCCCAGCTCACGGTGTCGTTCAAAGCGACCTCGGCCAGCAGCTTCTCGTTGGGATCTTCGATGCCGGCCATGAAGGCCAGCACCTGCGGCCACATACCGGCCTGGATCAGCGCCGCCTTGCCCTGGGCGCGGGTGATGGTCGGAGGCACGGGAACTGGTAGCGGGTCCGCAGGCGCCGGCACATTGCCAGCCGAGCACCAGGCCAAGTAGGCCAGGTAGTCGGGATTACGGTTCGGAAACTCGGGCGTGTCGGTAATGGCGATGGTGGACGTGGTGCCATCCGCATTTTTGCGAAACACGAGCTTGTCGTGGGAGAGTTGGTAGATCGGTGTTTTCATGAAATTTGGCCGCCCGTTGTCAATGTTCCAGCGTTAACGCCAGGTACAGCGTTTGCACCCGCTCCGCCCGTGTTGATCGTTGAATTACCTCCGGCAAAGAACTTTGCTCCCGCCCCTCCAAGAGATCCGGTAACAGTCGTATTTGCCCAAGCCACCACCGAATTAGTAGTAGCATTAATAAAATAGCCACTGCATGAGGCATTTAAAAATGTAGTTCTCTGGCCAGAGACATATATTCTTCCTGCATATGTAGGATTCAAGGCATAACTAAAAGATCCGCTAATCGCGATGTTTCCAACAAGAATATTGGCACCATTGGCAGAGTACATTAAAACATATGAAGCCACTCCATTGCCGCCAAAGGTGACGTCGTATATATCCACCAAACAATTGTGATCCGCCAATATCAAATATGTATTAATATTCCCCTGTGCAGTAACCAAGGAAAGATTCTTAATAGTCACTCGGCAAGCTGCAATCGAAATCGCAGAGGTGCCTGTTACTGCCTCAACGTTCGTGACACCTTGTCCGGAGCCCTCAAAAATAAAATTTCCACCAAAGGCAGAGGACGCACCAACATAGACTCCAGAAAAAATACCTGGACCAATCTTGACTACGGTAGAAACGTTGGCCCTGTCATACAGATTGGCGGCATACACTGCTTGTGCAATGGTTCTGAACGCGCCTCCTGGACTATCCGTCAAGCCACTGTTCGCATCGCTGCCATCTGAACGGACATAGAAAGTTAGTCCTGTATAGGCGTACTGCCTGACAGACAGACTTTGCCTAGCCGCTGCCGCTGTGGTGGCACCAGTTCCTCCACTAGAAATAGGTTGCACCCCAAAAGCGCTCTGCAGTCGCCATGGACCAAATCCCAGGGCGCCCATTTTCCGGCGCTCCATCACTGGACTTTCTTCTGTCAGTAGCCGGGTAATCTGATACTGGTAGTTAGGCGATGTGTGCGCCCTCGTTTCCACGTAGCACCACATATCCGGACCCCACGGGCTGTTCTTGAAATTGAACCCGTCATAGATCCGGTTCTCATCAGGCAGAAGATTCAAGTCTGAGCCGGCAGGAAGCAAGACGGGCTTCGAGTTCAGCGCATCAGTGATGCCGTAGCCCGTGGTCGTGGTGGGCTTGCCGGTGAGGTTGGCGAACTGCTTGGCAGCGTCGAGCGCTGCCTGCAGTCCGCTCACAGTTTCGATGGCCTGTGTGCCCGTGTGTGTGCTGCGGTCGCGCAGTTGCGCGTCGGTCGCGTTCTTGGTGGCACCCGTCGCCACGCCGCTGAGCTTTGCCGCAGCCTCGACGGTGAAATCGTTGGCACTCAGGCCCTTGCCCGGCACCTTGTCCACCTTACCCAGCAGGTCCGCCGCCAAGGCCATGGGCTGGGCAAACTCAGGGTTGGGGAACTGGCCAGACAGCACGCCACCCGCCGCACCGGTCGGCGCACGCGGATTCGACATGCGCTCATCCGTGGTCTGCACCACCTCGCGCATGCCTCCGGCCGTCATGCGCATCTCCAGCAGGTCACCCGAGTTGTAGGCCCGGGGCGCCGTGCCCTCCTGGCCGCGCAGCACCGTCAGGCGGCATTCGCCAATCACCGAGTTGTCCACGGCGGTGACGCGCAGGATCTCGTAATCAGTTTCGAGCGAACCGTTGCGCTTGTACGCTGTCAGCACGTACCAGCCGCCGGCGGGAGGATTCAGCAGCGTGCCGGCCGCGCCATCGGACACGCGCAGCACGCCGTAGTCCAGCTCGCTGGCCGGGGCGCCTGTCTGCGGCGCCGCGCGCACGTCGGCGATGAACTGGGTTTGGAAGTTGTTCAGGAACAGCTGCGGCATTTCTATTTTTCCTTGATGGGCACGATCAGCTCCACTTCCTTGGTGCGGCCGTCGTTGGTCGTGGCGGCCACGCTGATCTGGTACTTCTGGCCGCTCAGGCCGCCCGCGTAGATCCAGACCTTCACGCGCTGGCCCACGAAGGCAAAGGACGGCGGCATGGGCATGGCGGGCTGCACCTTGAGCTGCACGGAAACAATCTCGTCGCCTGGCGGAAACCAGTCGGCGAACTCGATGTCGTAGTCCTGCGTGTCTGCAGGCTGCATGGGGGAAGTGCGGAACATGCTTTGCCCCTGGTCGGTGACGTAGAAGGTGGTCATTCCTGCGGGCACGAGGAAGGTGCGGGATTCGGGCGCCTGCTCATCGAAGGGCAGGCGCTTGTGCACGGCGGGATCGATCTCGATGAAGGCCACGCCCTGGGCCTGCAGCGGCGCGCGTACCAGGCGCTGCCCATGGGCCGTGATCGCAGCCTTGGCCTGGACCAGCGCGGCCAGACGCGCCTCGACCCGCCCCTGCGTGACGACAAAGGCCTGGCCCTTGCCGTCCACGGGCGAACGCAACCAGCGGCGCACGTAGATGCGGCCATCGGCTGTGCCACGCGCCGTGGGCGTGGATTGCACGGGGCCACGGCGCAGCAGGCGCGCCTGGGGCTTGAAGCTGGCACGCGCGGTCGCGTCCACCTCAATGCGGGCCTGCACATGGGCGGTGACCGTGGCGCTGGCCCGGGCCTGGGCTGCCACTCGCCCGCGCACGGGCGGCAGCGTGACCTTGACGATGGCGCGGCCCGTGGCTGCCAGCAGGCTGCGCACATGGACCCGGCCCAGCACGCCCTCGACAGCTGCGCGCGCCAAGGAATCGGCCGAGAGCTTGGCATGCACGCGGCCCAGCGGGCCGGTCAGCGCAGCAGCTGGTGCCGAGTGGACCACCGCATAGGCGAGCACTCTCCCGCCGGCACGCACACGGGCATAGCCCTTGGCGTCCACGCGGATGCGCACCACGGGATCGGAGGCCCGCCCGTTCAGCGCAAAGCCATTGAGTGCGCCCCGGTTCATGGCTTACAGCAGCTGCAGCGTGAAGTCGCCCGTCAGGGCCTGGCTGTCCACCAGGAACACGTCATTGATCTGCAGCGTGCGCGGCGTGGGCAGCGGCTCGGAATACATGAGAGTGGCCGTGCCATCGGTGGCCGAGTCACCTTCCATGATTCCGATGTGCGTGACCGTGACCTGGGCGCCAGTGACGGGCGGAAACTCCGCGCGCACGGCGTTGTAGGTGGCGCCGTTGTTGGGCGCAGCAAAGGCGCCCGTGGGCACGCGCTGGTACCAGGGTGCTGCTACCTCGGTGCCGGCGGTGAAAGCGTCGGTGGGGTCTGCCGTGAACAGGGCGAAGAACGTGTTGCGGATGGCCGGGAAGGCCTGCTTGCGCAGCGTGGCGCTGATGATCGCGTTGGCGAGGGATGTGCTGAAACCAGCCATGACGGCTCCTATGGCTTCGAGCACTCCAGCGCCCAGATTGAAGATGCCCGCCAGGATGGCAGGCTTGGTTCACTTCTGGGCCACGGCCGTGCTGGCCGCAGCCTGGGCCTGAATGCCCAGTGCCTCGTTGTAGAGGGCACGGTGCGCCGCCGCGATGGTGGCGTTGCCACCGAACTCGGCGTCGATGGACCAGGCACGGAACAGCACGAAGTGCCGCAGCGCGTCCATCCAGCGCTCGGGCACGCTGGGCGTCCCGCTCTCGTCGGCCAGGTCCACGACCGCGACACCCACTATGGCGCGCACCTTGGTGCCGGCGGCCACGGGCGGATAGACCAGGAATTCCTGGGGCGTGCCCAGGTCGTGCATGTAGTGCTGCACCTCGCGGCCCGTCGAGCCCGAGCGCCAGGCGCCGGCCACGGCGTCCAGCACCCACAGGTCGGTCTTGGTGATGCGCCGCTGCGTGGCGTTGGCGTTGTTCGTGATGTCGATCAACGTGAGCACGTCGGCCGGCAGCTCCTGCCGCCAGCCGGCGGCCAGCACCAGGTCGCGCGGCTGGGCCATCTGGTCGGGCCGCTGCTCGGCAAAGGCACGCTGCGCGGCGTTGAACCAGTCCAGCAGGTCCTGGCGCGTCCAGCGGATGTGCCCCTTGTCCTGCAGGTCGCGCGCTGCATCGTCCAGCAACTGGGCCACCGTCAGAGCCATGACGCCCTCCCCCGCGAGCCGCGGCTGGTGTTGGAGCGCCACACGTCGGCCGTGGCGTCATCCATGGCGCGCTGGAAGAACGCCAGGGCCACGCCGGCCTGGTCGGGCTTGTAGTAGTCCGTGCCCTCGGTGGCCAGCAGCTCGGCCTTGGCGCCCTCGCGGATCGCCTCATGGTAGAGCGAGGCCACCTCGTCGGGCACGCTGTTGCCGCGCAGGGACGGCATCAGCGAGGCGTAGACCTGCAGGCGCCCCGTGCTGCCCGTGCGTACTGTGAATTCGCGCAGGTTCGTCGTGACCAGGTAGAGCTTGCCGCGCAGCTCGTGCTGCCAGGGATCGGCAGGCAGATCGCGCGCCTTGGCCACCTCCAGCGGGCGCCCGGCCAGCGTGGCGCGCTCCAGGCGCAGCAGCTCCGCGCCCTGGGGCAGCTCGAAGGTGTATTCGGCGAAGGCCTCGCCGGTCACGTCCGTGGGCTCCAGCCACTCCTGCCAGGCGCGCGTGGCCTTGAGGAATGTGCGTGCGGCGCGGTTCAGCGCCAAGTGGATGAGCGGTACCGGCGCCTTGGGGGCAGCCAGGACCAGCTCGGGCATCCAGTTCTCCCAGCTGGCCATGATGCGATCAGCCGGTCACGTTGGAGGAACGGGCAGCGCGGCGCACGCGGCCGGTGGGCGCAGAGTCGGATTCCTGGGGCATGCCGGTGCCGCCGTCCAGGATGTCATCGTCGTCCGGGCCCACGCCGGGCGAGAAGGTGCCGCGCGAGGACGGGGCCTTGCCGTCCTGGGCTGCGCGGCGGGCTTCGCGCTCGGCAGACAGGCGCAGGAATTTCTGCTCGGCTTCGAAGTCCTCTTCGGTCTGGAAGTTGCCGGCGCGCAGGTGCTCGGCATGGGCCTCGTTCTCGACCTCGCAAGTCAGAGGCTTGCCCTCGAAAACATAGGTGGCGCCCTTGAGGCGCACGATCAGGGTTCCGTCCTTGCGTGCGGGCAGCGAAGTGAACAGCTTCATGGTTTGGTTCTCCGGGGTTCAAAAAGCCCCGGCAGCGGATGCCACCGGGGGAAAGCCCCTTGCGGGGCGCGCACACGCTGTCAGGCGTTCGTGTAGATCAGGTCCAGGGCGAAGAGGCCTGCGGCCGTGCCCGCGCCTGTGACCTTCAGGACGATGCGGCGGTCTTCGTCCTTGGGCACCAGCTTGGCAAAGGCTGCCGGCACCAGGTGCACATAGCCGCCGGCCGCGCCCGCGTCGTTGTCTGTCACCCAGGCACCACCGCCGTCGTCGGCCGCAGCGCTGATGTCGCCGGCCGCATCCGCCAGGCCAATGGAGGCCTTGAAGCCTGCGCCCAAGGCGGCCGGCACGCGGATGAACAGGGACACGGGGAGCGTGCCGGCGGGCAGGATGCCGATGACGCCACGGGCGCCGACAGCGTGGTCGGCCACGGCCAGGGGCTGGCCGAAGCGCGAGCGCACCAGCTCGGAGCCGCCGGGGGTGATGGGGGCCTGATGGCCTGCGGCCACGGCGCTGAGTTGCTTGAAAGCCATGTCTGACTCCTTCTATTCGGTGGGTGGATCAGCGCGAAGCGGCGGCGGTATCGACGCCGTAGACGCCGTGGTCCTGCTTTTCGCCTTCGACTTCGAAGACGGTCTTCTTCACACCGAAGATGGACGACGTGGTGATGATGACCTGGTTGCCACGGTCGGCCGTTTCCTCGTGCCAGCCGTAGCGCATGCCGGTGCCGGGCGAGCCGAAAGCGATCACGCCGGCCTGCGCACCCATGAACAGCGCGCGCGCCGTCTCCAGGTCGCCCGTGGCACCGTGGGTGTTGTGGCGGATCACGTTGCGGTGGCTGTGCAGCACCACATTGCGGTGCATGCCCAGTGCACTCTTGAACAACGGCGACTTCAAGCCCAAAGCAGCAGCAGCTGCCTTCTGGATTTCCAGCCAACCGCCCGTGCCCGTTTCCTTACGGAGGTCGTCCTCTTGGAACTTGTGCATCACCATGACGAACACTTCTTCGCCATCGACCACGCAGGGCTGCAGGACGGGAATGTTCGTCGCGCCGCCACCCTGCGTTTCCGCACGGACAATGGCGCGGTCGATCACGCCCAGAGACATCTTGTCGGTCGCGTCCAGGTTGGTCACGGCCGTGGCATCGCCACCGAACAGGTGCTGGTTGACGGTGGGCGCCGTCAGCGGGTTCTTGGCACGACCTTGGTAGCCCAGAGGCAGGATGAAGTTGGCATTGATGCCGCGCGAGCCCGACAGGTAGCTGAAGGTCAGTTCGTCCTGGAAACGGCCCCACCAGCTGGACTGCTGCTGCTTGGCACGCACGCGCAGGTCATGCAGCGTGCGCTTGCGCGACATGCGGCCGCCAGTGTTGACGCCGCCGCGCGCCTGGTCGATGTACAGCTCATCGGTGTAGAAGCGCTGCCCTTCTTCCTTGCCTTCCAGCACATCGTCGCCCTCGACGGGTGCCATACGCAATTCGGCCAGCAGGTCATAGCTGATGAGGTCGCCGGCTTCGGATTCCAGATCCGTCAGCAGTTGGAGGGGGGTCTTGGCGCCCTGGCCAACGGCCGCGAAGCGCTTGCCGAAGTACGAGGCCTGCGACACATCGAGTGCCAGGTTGCCGGAAAAGCGCTTGACGGCGCGGGGGCTGTTCACGCCCACCACTGTTTTGCCCATAGGAGTACTCCTGTGTGGTAGCGAGCACTCCAGCGCCCCGGTTGAAAAATGTTCCAGCCCTCAAGATGGCAGGCTTGGTACGGGCCGCAGTGCAGCCGGCGTCTTTTTGACGGTGGTTTCAGGGGCCGCCATCACGACCATGCGCGCGGCCCGCCCCTTCTTGAATTCCAGCTGGATGCGGGCGCCGCCCACCTCCAGCACATCGCCCATGCGCAGCTCCACGAAGATGCGGCGCGCGTCGGGGGTAGAGGAAGTGGACGGCATGGCGGCGGTGTCAGCCCAAGCGGTTGTAGCGGTCACGCTTTTCCTCGGACATGGCGGCCAGCGCGCGCTCGTAGGCCATGCCCTCCAGCTTGTCCAGCTCGGCGAATTCGTCGCTCACGGGATCGGCATCGCCCGCGCCGCCGGGCACGTCGGCCAGGTTGGTGACCACGGCCGAGGCGTCAGGCTTACGCCGCACGTCCGCCGGCTTCTTTGTCGTGGCAATGCCATGCAGGGCCACCACGCGGCGGTGCCCTTCTTCCAGGAACCAGCGCATGGGCTTGTGCTCGTTGCCCGGCGCCGCGCCCAGCGCGCGCACCATGGCGTCCAGGTCCGCCTGCTTGGCCGCCTCCTTGCGGTAGTCCACGATGCCCAGTTCTGCGCTCTGGGCCGCTTCCTCGAAGAAGGTGTTGATGGTGTTGGTCCAGGCCTGATGCGTGGACTGCTGCTGCATCTCGGCCGACACCGTGGCCCGCGTCTTCATGTCGCGCAGCTGATCGCGCTCGTCCTGCAGGCGGTCCAGCTCCGCGTCCAGCTCGGCCTGCTCCAGCTCGCCCTCGTTGAACTTGGCGCGGGCGGCGGCCACGGCGTCCTTGTTGGCCTTCACCTGGGCGTCGTAGTCGGCGGGCAGTTCTGCACGGTAGCCGCTGGGCTGCTGCGCAGTCTGCGGATTCGGTGCCGGTGCGTCGGTCGGCTGCGTGGCATCGGTGGGTTCTGCGGGTGCAGCAGCAGCAGGAGCGGCTGAAGGCGCTGCAGCGGGCGCAGCGGTGGTGTCCGTGGGTTCTGTGGGCGTGCTGGGCTCGAGCTTGCTTTTTCCCGCGTCGGCGTCGTCGCCCTCCTCTTCCGCATCGAGGGGGCCGCGCCCCAGAGCAGCCAGCGCTGCAGCGTTGTCTTCCTCGGGGTCGTAGTCGTTGTCATCGGCTTCCATGGCCTCGCGCTCGGCGTCGGACAGGAGGCGCAGGTGGTCGTCGTCGTTGGGATTGCTCATTGTGTGGAACTCCGAAATTACTGGTTGGATTGGCCACGCGCGGACTGCATGGACTGCATGGACTGCATGGCAGATGCCGTGATGCCGCACTGCGCGGCAATGCGGGCACCACCGGGGATGGATTCACCGGCAGCAGCGGCTGCGAGCAGCGCCTCGGTGGCTTCTTCCTTGGCCTCATGAGCACTGCGAAGCTCGGACTGCAACTTGGCCATCACATGGTTGGCTTCGCTGGTCTTGGCTTGCAGGTCACGCACCAAGTCACATGCCTGTTGGTACTTTTCTGCGGCCGCACCCAAGGAAGACTGGGCCTGCGCATGAGCGGGAGTTCGACCGAGGCCCAGACTGCCCGCTACGTCGAATGCAGGGTTGAGCCGCAGCCGCAGAACCCCGCCCTTCATATAGGCACCGGCCAGACTGACACCCGCGCCGTCCACCGTGAACGTGTTTCGGCCACTGCCTGGACAGTCGCACGGGCCAGCTGGCAACGCGGGTTCGTTGTGCACGGCACAGCTGGAGTCATGGGCACAGCTGGCGGATGCACAGGCGCAGCCAGCTGTCGGCGAAGTGGGTGTGCTGCAGGGAGAGGGGGCGCTATCGCCCACCGAGGGGGACAGCACGTCGAGAGCACGCTGGATGCCCTTGGCGATTTCTTCCGCACGCTTGGGACAGTCGGCGATGGCGGCACCGGCGGCCGAGATCATGGCCAGGGCCAGATGGCTACGGAGGGAAAGGGACTGATGCATGTGCGTGACCTGTGGTGGTTTCGATCACGGCAGGGTGGCAGGCTTGGTACGGACAGCCACACACAAGCAGAAAGGGGCCCAGCGAGTTCGCGGCGACATGATCACCCTCGCGGAGCCCCTGACATTCGTTGCAGTAGCAGGCTCTACTGCACACCTTTTTCAGGTGCTACTAGGTCACTACAGCGGCAACACCGACAGCAGGTACTGAAAGATGTGGGTCGGCAAAGTGCACTGGTTGACGGGCTCAATCAGGACATTGCTCCACTGTACGCACCATTCATGCAGTGCAGAAATGGACTCGAAAAAAGTTAATAACAATTTCATCACTTCGGTTCTCCTGTTGCGTGAAGAACGCGACGGAAAGTTCGATTGAAAAAACGGCGTTATTTACTCCGTAAATTTCTACTGCTAAACTTTCCTTGCGTTCGGGCTCTACTGAATTTGCAAACCGCCGGAAGTGGTGCGAACACTTCCGGACACAAAGCCTCCTCACGGGGGCTTTGTTGTTTGCTCTCAGTGCCTCAACTATAGGGGAACCCAGCGTTTCCGTGCGAGGGCAGAGCCCTCAAAAGTTGCTCGCCGTAACACCCAGATCGAAAAAGTCCAGCCGCCATGCGGCTTTTTTGATTTCGAATTTTTTTTCCATAACCACAGAGAAGCTGAACAAAACCATTTCATCAAAATGGTCAATTGTTTCTAATGACTCACATAAGCGGCATTAGCGGAATGACCGCCGGTCACTGGCCAAGCGGCGCGGCAGGTTTCTGCATCAACTGAGTGCGCATCAGCTCGTTTTGCCAGTGCTGTGTATCGTTCGCTGCACTGTCTGAGTAACTCGCTGAGGGTATTGCTGTACTGAATGAGGGCGGAGGGGGAAGCATCAGCAAGTCGCTGCTCGGCATCGGACAGTTGCTTGCGCAGGCTGTCACGCTCACGGCCAGCACGAGCAGCATCAGCCTGGAGATAGGTTTGCTTGTTGATAGCAGCATTCAGTGCCTTCTGGTAGTTGGTGTTGATCGTCTGCTCTGCCCGGCGCACGCGGGCGTCGGCCACGCGTTGGGCTGTGCTGACAGCCAGCTTTTCGCCCACGACTGCAGCGCGGGCCTCGGCCAGCTCGGCGCCCAGCCGCGCGCCCTGGTAGCTCCAGGCCAAGAAAGCGGCCAGGCCGGCGGCGGCCAGATGGGTGATGGCGCGCACGCTCATTGCTGCACACCCATGCAGGCGGCGTGCCGCGCCTGCTGCCGGGTCCAGACGCCACGGCAAACCTTGTTGCCGGGCGTGCTGCAGTCAAAGCGCCACCGGGTGGGCTGCCCTCCCGCGCCCCACTGGTAGGCAGCGTAGCCCTGCAGGGGCTGGGGGCTGGTCATGAAGCGATAGGCCAAGTAGGCCTGGCAGGCGCCGGCATAGTCGCCGGCTCGCGTGCGTGACAGCATTGAGGAGCCGCGCCAGGCTCCGCAGCCGTACTGGCCCGCGAAGTCCACCGCCTGGGCGAACTCGGCCGGGTGCACCTGCGTGTCGCCCAGGGAATCGCGCACGCAGGCCCCGTACTGCTGCTCCAGCAGGTTCGCAGCCAGCTCGCGTGCCCTCTCCGGTGTGATCGGCGGGTCTGCCATGGTCACGCGCGTGCCGTCCTCGTAGCGCGTGGCGCCGTGGCCGATGGTGGGCACGTCGCCACGCACCGGGATGATGGGCGCGGCGCTGAACCCTTCGGCCGCGATCCAGGACGCCAGGATGGCGGCGCCAATGCCCAGGCCTGCGGCAGGCACTCGGCCCCCGCTCATGGCTGCACCTTGCATGCGGCTGCCAGCTCCTGCGCCTGGCGCGCCCGGCGGTCCTCGCGCTCATTGCTCCAGCGCCACAGCAGGTAGATGACCTGCAGCACCACGTAGAGGATGGTCAGGGCCGTGGCCGTGTGGGTCATGGTCCAGCCGTTGGCCACGTTGGTGGCCACCACGGTGACCGGCGGCGCGGCTTTGGCGCCCTCAACGGCCGCCGTGCGCACAATGGTTTCTCGATCCATATCAGTCCTTGTTGTCGAATTGGTTCAGCCGGCCCGACATGGCGTCGAGCGTTTGGCGGCTCTGGGCTTGGATCTGGGCCACGCGCTCGCGCGAGTCGGCCTCGATGTGCGCCACCTGCAGGCGCACGTCCTGGTCGCCCTTGATCTGCAGCGTCTTGTTGGCCAGGTCGGCCTGGGTCTTGGCCAGCTTGCGGCGCAGCTCGTCCAGCTCCATGTCCGCGTCGCGGCGCACGGTGGCGGCCACGCCCTCCATCTGCTGGGCCAGCGCCGGGTTGCCGCCGGCGGCGCGCAGCTGCTCGGCCTCGGCTTCCAGCTTCTCGGCGCGGGCGTTGATTTCCCGGACCTTGGCCTGCTGCTCGGCCAGCGCCTGGCGCGCGCTCTCCTGCTGCATCTGCAAGGCCTCGGCCTGGGCCTGCATCTGCTGCTGGACCTGCAGCTGCTCCTCGGGCGTGAGGGGCTTGTTGGGGTCGCGCTCGCCGGTCAGCTTGCGCAGCTCGTCGGCCACCAGGTCGTTGTTCGGCAGGTCCGAGTACTCCATGGCCAGCGTCATGATGCGGATGGCCACCTCGGGCGGCAGACGGCCCGCCAGCTGGTTCAGGCTTTCAAACATGACCTGGCGCAGCGTGCCCGAATAGTCCTGCTCGGACACCACGAAGTCGGCCATGCTGGACGTGATGTCGTTCAGGTAGCGCACGCTCCCGTCTGGCTGGACCTCGGGCTGGTTGACTTTCACCCAGTCCAGCCGGCCCTTGTGGCCGGACAGGCGGATCACCTTCTCCTCCGTGTACCACTGCTCCACCAGGCTCAGCAGCTTCTCGCCCTGGATCTGCACAGCGAAGCGCAGGTTGTCGAAGGCCTGCGTGGTCACGACCGAGCCCTGCAGCTGGCGGGCCTCGATCGCGCGCCCGCTGACGGCGTTGGTGCGCCGGCCCAGGTTCTCGTCGCTGATGCCCGCGGACTTCTGGATGGCTTGGCCGTCCAGCGTCATCATCTGCACCTGGCCGGCGGCCATCTCGCTGTCACGGTGGACCTCGAACTTCTTTCCGGCCTTGTAGATCACCACGCCGTCCGGCTGGTTGACCTCCTCGCGCGCTTCGTTGATGTCATCGAAGGCGCCCTTCTCCGCAAAGATCTGGTTCGTGGACAGCAGGAACAGCGCCTTGCTGGCCCGCTTGTTTAGGTCCATCTGCAGGTCGCGCACGCGGCGCACCACTCCATAGGGCATGCGGTCGCGGCCGCGCCGGTAGCACCAAATGGGCGTCAGGCTGAAACTGTTGTGGCGCATGGGCGTGGGGCCCAGGGCCAGCAGATGGCCCTCGGTGAAGACCGCTACGTGCATGCGCATGGCGACACGCTCCACGATGGAGCCGCCGTGCGCCCCCACCACGGCGCGCAGCGCATGGTCCCAGGGCTCCACGAACGAGCCCTTGAAGGGGCCGCTGGTCACCACCTGAACGGACGCCGGCATGCGGAACTGGCACTCGATCAGGCGAACGCGGCGCCGCGCCTCGCTGTCGATGTTGCCGCGCCCTCCGGCCAGGTAGCTGCCGCTGGTGCCGCTGACGTGGCGCTCGCTGGTGTGGCCTTGGAAGAAGAATTCGTCCTCGGCCCACTGCTGGGCGCTGAACTCCTCCTCGCGCAGCACGGCCCGCTCCAGCACGTCGCGGCGCTGCGGGTACATGGTGATGGCCACGTCCTCGTCCACCCAGCGCGTGCGGAACAGGTAGCGCGCATCGCTCAGGTCCGGCTCCATGGCCATCGAGTCCCAGAGCACATTGCGCCAGTCCTCGTACTTGTCGTAGATGATGTCCTTGGTGGGGTCGTTGCGCACCCCGGAGTCCACCCAGCCCACGCCCACCTTCACGGTGTCCTCGAAGGCGCGCGAACGGTTGAACGTGGTGCGGTTCACGTCGCTGACGTACTTGAGCACCTTGGTCTTCACGTCGGCAAGCTGCACGTCGTCCTCGGCGCGCGGCAGCACGCTCCAGTCCACGCGCGCACGGCGCTCCGTGCCAATGAGCCAGTCGCACATGACGGCCACCTCGTTGAACACCAGAGGCGACTGGCCTCGCTCCTCCAGCGTGGCCGCGTCGGCCGGGTCCCACTGGTCACCGTCGTAGTAGTCGGCGTCGATGGACATCTGCAGGCGGTTCTCGGCCTGGATCTCGCGCTCGCGGTAGTACCAGCTCAGGAGCTTGCGCAGGGTCTTGCGAGCGTCTGGCTGGTCCAGGGGATGAGCTGGCGTGCCCTCCTCCCCGTCAGGGTCGAACTCCAGCGGCACATCGTTCAGGATGCGCTCGCCCACGCCCGCGCGACGGTTGAAGCGGGCCTCAAGCTGGGACATATTCGGCCCCCAGGTCCGGGATGGTCAGGGCCTCGGCCGCGATTTCCTTGCCATCGGACTTGACCACCAGGGTGCCGAACTCCTGGCCCGGGCGCTGCCATGTGGGTTCGCTGGGCATGCTCACCAGGTCGGGCAGGCCCTCGTTGACGATGGTGGCCACGCGCACCCAGTTCGGCCGGTTGGGCTCGATGCCCAGCACCTCGCAGGCCTTGACGCAGGCGCGCGCCAGGTAGGCGGGGTCATCGTAGAGATAGGCCGCGCTCTCCATCACCACGTACCACGGTGCTTTGGGGCGGTAGGCCGGGATCAGGACCAGCGCGCGCTCGGCGTTGATCCAGGTGTAGACGGCCAGCAGGTCACCATGCTGGCGGTGGAGGTGGGCTTTACGGAGGTCGATACATGCAGGCATGCCCGCGAAAGTGGCAGGCTTGGTACGGGATCAGCGTGCCATCCCGCCCGCGCGTCGCCTGAGAGGCACAGCGCCCGCAGTGTCGTTATCCATCAGCGGCAGGGCCATGTTGATGTAGCGCCACACGTCCGCGCCGTGGCTGGCGTCATCGTGCAGCGGTGGCCCGGGCTCGCCCGTGCGCGGGTCGATCTGGCGCTTGTACCGGCTCAGGCAGTCCAGCAGCTTGGCGCAGCGCTGGGCATCGATGTAGGCCGAGGAGAAGATGCCGCGAGCCAGGCGGATGCCCGACTCCAGGCCCGCGCGCTCCAGCACCTCGACCTCGCGGCCCATGTCCTCCAGGATCTGCTGGGCCGTCTGCCCGGTCTTGAAGTCGCCGTGGGCGCCGTCGTGCGGCAGGAAGTCCGTGCCCCAGCGGTACGGCAGCTTCTCCATCTGCTCCACGTACCATTCCAGCGTCTTCTGGTTGTCCTGCATGAAGTTGATGACGCGGAAATCCATGGCCGTGCGCTGCACGAAGGCAATAGCCATGTTGTCGGCCCAGCCCAAGTCCCAGACTGTGTGCACGGGCAGCTTGGGGTTGTAGGGCACCAGGCACACGCGGTCGTCGTTGTATAGGCGCTCCACCTCCTTCGCGTAGATCGCGCCGGCCAGCGTGCGCTTCGGGCGGCCCTCCCAGACGTTCCAGTAGGTGTCCGGGTCGCGCTTGAAGTGCCGGCGGCGTTCCTTCTCCAGCACCTCCGGGAACCAGGGGTTGTCCCGCCAGTTGATTTCGCACAGCCAGGTGTCGCTGTCGGCCGCCTCGATGAACCGGGCATAGGTGGCGTCCGTGGCCAGGTCCGGGTTCAGCGTGAGCCAGATTTCCGAGCCAGGCCGGCGGATGGTCGGCACCAGCACCTCCCAGCTGCGCGCGCTGACGCTCTGGGCCTCCTCCACCCACACGATGTCGATGGCCTCATAGGACTTGATCGAGTCCACCGTGTGGCTCTGCAAGCCCGCGAACAGGATGAGCGTGCCGTTGGCGCCGCGAATCTCCGTGTCCAGCACCTCGTAGAAGCCACCCAGGCCAAGGGCCGCGATCTGGTCGGACAGCAGGCGGTGCACCGAGTCGCGCATGGACTTCTGGATCTCGCGCGCGCACAGGATGCGCAGCGGCCGGTTGCTGCCCATCACCAGCAGTGCCATGGCCACAGACCAGGACTTGGCGCCGCCGCGCCCGCCGTACATGACCTTGAAGCGCTTGGTTTGGAACAGGCCGCGCAGCTTCGAGGGGAACTCGACCCGGACGCGCGAGCGGTCTACCTCGTAGTCCTCGGCGAAATCTGGTTCCGGGTCCCCGCCGGCCAGGTGCGCGGCCTGCAGGCTGGTGGACAGCAGGTTCATGCGCCCTCCCCATCCCGTGGATCGTGCTCACGCTCAGGCGCATCTACGAAGTGCAGCTCGAAGTGGCCCACGTTGCCGCCACCGTTCGGCCCCTTGCCCGCGTCCTTGTCGTTCATGCCGAAGGCCTGGCGCTCCATGTCCACCACGATGCGCAGGCTCTCGGCCAGCACCTTCATGGTCTTGGAGCGCTCCGGCAGGCTGATGACCTTCTGGTAGAGGTCGTTCAGCTTGTCCATGCCGTTGTCGTCGGGCGAGCGGAGCATCTCGCCCAGCTCCTGCAGGTAGGCCACTGTGTCCGCGTCTGCCATCTGCTCCAGCTCGTCCAGCAGCGCGTTGGTGATCTTGCGCGCCCGCTGGATGTCCCGCCTGTGCGCCAGCCGGATGGTGGCCACAGCTTGCGCATTCGCGTCCACTACCTCACGTTCGGACGCAGTACGCTCCGCGCGTACCTCGCTGCGTACCGCCTCTTTGCGTACCAGCTGCTCTGCCTTCTCCTGGATGCGCTCCGACAGGTCACGGCTCCAGTCGTCACGCTTGGCCCGCTTGCGGATCGCCCCCTCGCTGATGCCCTGCTCCGCTGCGATCTGCCTCAGGCTCTTGATGCCAGCCCTGTAGTCCAGCTCGATGCGCTCCCACTGCGGGGCCTGCTTTTGTTCCTTGCTCATCCTCCCGAAGCTGGCAGGCTTGGGACGGCATTCCGCAAAACAACCCTGAGGAAGCAGCTCTGTCGCAGGGCATACAGGCGTACTGCGCTGAACACGAGTCGTGTGCCGATCCTGGCGCGGAGTCCTGATGACACTTAACATAAAACAAGGCCCGCAATTGCGGGCCCTGCTTCCATCACAGACTAGCTTTTGCGCCTACTGCAGCCTCAAGGGCGCAACGATCGGCGAGGGAAGGCCAATCTGAGCTGCCGTAACGGGCTGCAGCAGCCAGCCGTACTGGCCCCCGGTAGAGGTTCCGCAACTCGAATTGTCAAACCCTGTGATACCTGTCGGCATAACGGCCAGGACCGTTCCGTTGGACTGAGGTGTCGCCGAGGTCACCATGAATGAGCCCAGCGAAAGCGACCATACAACCGTCTTGGCGTAGATGGAGCTTGCCGTCGTGGGACTGCCTGAATTCAAGTAACCTTCACCTGAGCAGTTGCCAGGGCCCGTGCCTTTGTAATAGATCTGAGCGTTGGGAAGCGTCCCATCCCAGGACATCACCATCAGGTGGCCCGTGCTGGTCACGAGAGTGATGTTATTCCGCGCCGCGCTCACCACCTTACCCAGGGTCACATTGTTGGCGTCAACCAAAGTCACGCCACCGCCGGCAGGACCAGCAGGCCCTGTCGCGCCCGTGGCACCGGTCTCGCCTTGAATACCCTGGGGACCCGTCGCACCCACATTGCCCGCAGCTCCTGTGGTGCCGGGGACACCCTGGACGCCTTGTATACCCTGCAAGCCCTGAGGACCCTGCGGACCTATGGCACCGGTATTGCCCGTGGGGCCGGTGGCACCCGTGGCGCCCGTCGCACCTGTTGGGCCTGTCGCTCCTGTCTCACCAGTAGCGCCCGTCTGACCCGTGGCTCCCGTCACGCCCGTGGCGCCTGTCGGCCCCGTTACGCCTGTCGCTCCAGTAACACCTGTCGAGCCCGTGGCTCCCGTCGCCCCTGCGCCTGTAGGACCCACGGGACCGATAGCCCCTGTGGCGCCCGTGGGTCCTGTTGCCCCCGTCGCACCCGTGGCTCCTGCGCCAATGCCTGGAGCGCAATGCACCAGTTGTCCCGTCACGCCATCGACACACAGCAGCTGGCTGCCAGTGGCTGTATCGGCCGGCAAAGCCGGAACCACGACTTCACCTGTGTTCTGTACACGCAGACGCTCGGCCCCTGCCGAATTTTTGATAATGAAATTTCCGCCTGGAGGCATGGTGATGCTGACATCAGCAGCGTGCGCGACAGGCGCGAGGAAGCCAGCGCTCAGGCACAAAGCAAAAATCAGGCGAGAAGGTACGTTGATTTCTTTACGGGACATAGTTCAGCTGCCGTTGAGATAAAGCACTTGGGCACCCTGCGCCAGACCTACGAGCCCAGGATGAAGAGAGAGAATGAACAGCTCAGAGTGTTGTACGGCTACGACGTTGGCGAGCCAGGGCCAGACCACCAAGCATCAAGCTCATCAACATCAGCCCATAGGTACTGAGCGTGGGGATGCTTGCCGGAGAAGTCACCACCGGTGCCCCGATCTGCACATTTCCAGGTACGGCGCTACCGCTGGGATTCGACAACGTGGCGCCAGGCCCCATCGTGACGACGGCAGTGCCAGGGCCAGACGAAGTCAGCACGACCGGCCGACCAGGAGTGCCCAGAGTCAGCGTTCCAAGAACCGTCAGGTTGGTGCCCGCCGGCAAGACGATGGTGGGCGGGGTGGCTGTGGTGCTGATCAGCGTGAGATCTTTCACGATGATGTTTCCACTCAGTTGAAGAACAGAACCGGGCGCACAGCTGTCCGACAGGACCACGCTGCTGGCTCCCAAATTCAGAGGGACGGTGCTCGTAAGGTCCCCGCTGACGTTCAGTTGCCCCCCTGTCCCAGTGACCGTAGCCCCTGAGTCGAAAGCGAACGAGCCGGTGTCAAAACTCCCCGTACCCAAAGTCAACTCGCCCTGCATGATGACCGCCGTGCAAGGAAGTTGGAAAGAGCCACCGGCAAGATCAATGCTGCTCCCCGGCGGCACGACCATCTGCCCCCATGCCGATCCACACACCGCTGCGCTCAGAACCAGCGAAGCAAAGCTACGCTTACCAAGTCCTACCATTTGATGATCTCCGCGACGGGGCGTTATGCCCCTAAGTTTTCAAGCGGGCACGCAGCCTCCTTGGTGCAGGCCCCACCGCAGGATCATCAGATACAAAATAGCATTTAGTTAACAAAAATTAACAATTGATAGCATCGTTTCATTTACAGAAAACTATTAACCATTAGCATGCTACCAAACTGGGACGCACGTCGGGTGCCAAGAATGACAAGCCCTGGCCGGTCTGGCACAGGGCTTCCTTGGTCAACACACTGGAGCGCAACTCCTGCAGCGCCCTGGCCTCAAGGCAGCAAGGCCGGCCTCCTTTATCTGCGCATCTACAGGCGGCGCGCGGCGATCTGCAGGCGCTCGGCCAGCGTGGGCTTTGCAGTCAAGCGCTCTGCCGTTCCCTGCACACCGTCGCGGCCTGTTGCCGCGCGAGCAATCAGGGCCGTCCCCAGCGCACCGCTCACAAGGCGGCGTATGCCACTTTCCGTCCGCCGGGCGTGGCGCAGTGCCAAGAGGCCAACACCGAGCACCAACCAGTGCTCTCCCGTGAAGCCTTTGCGAGAGTCATCCCACTTGCGCAGGTCCTGGATCTTTTCTGAAATCGCCATTCATTGCTCCTGTTTCCTCAGAGCTTTCATGGTGGACCAGCAACGGGCTGCCGGCTGTCGGCCCCAAAGCAAGATTCCGGTGACGAGAGTCCTACGGGCACACCGCAATAGCCGATCCTGTAAGCATGTCCCGGTTTTCACTGCGAAGCCTGCTTCTGTTCCTCGCATATTCATCCGAAGCCGGCAGGGTGGGGACAGCGCTTCCAGCATCAACTTTTCAAGGATCAGGCCGGATCTTAAACCCTTATACTATTCACAAAAATTCAATTGAATAGAGATCATGTAAGATCAGAGATCTAATTCTTATGCTACTTCTAAGAAAGATGCGTATCCATGGAAGAAAGACAAAATTGGGAACTATTATCTCTATTTGAGAGCACAGATTATGTAAGAAAATGGTATAAGAGAAGACACAAATATGAGCTTAATTTGCAAAGAAGCAGAGAGATAACCTCCAACTTCACACAAGCTAAAGAATATTTTGCCAGCAGCAAAAATTCAGCTACTACAGTAAAGCCGCTTCTATTATATTATGGAGTCCTGTCCCTGAGTCGAGGACTAATCTTACTTTTAGACAAAAACAAATCAGAATCCAGCATGGCACAAAGTCACGGACTGGAAGTGGTTAACTGGAGAGAAACCCTCTCAAAGCCAAAAAATAGCGTACTTGATCTAAAAATAAGAACTACAAAAGGAACATTCCGAGAACTGGTATCGGCGACCACAAACAGGGAGTTCGTCTCCGTAGTCAATATGCCCGATCGCAACGCAGGCATGTATCATTACGAATTCAAACGACCTCTATTTGCAGATGACGACAATGTCCAAATTTCCCTGGACGATTTATTGAGTCGAAGCTCACGACTTTTAGGAATGTATTCAGAGTGCACTGGCAGAAATGAACGGGCCCATCTGGGCCAGATTTTGTCATTCCAAACCAATGCTGAGGTCTGCATAATCCAATCTCAGGACATGTGCAAAGACCTTTTAATAGCAGGAAAGAGACTGCCGGACATGGAGTCGAAATTTAACTCAATAGATAGTCGATTCCCCATACCAACACTCAACTTTACTGTCAAAGGAAACGACCTTAACGATATAAAGCAGTATTTACCGATAATAAGTCATCAATCAGGGGCAATGCAATATATTATTGAGGACTTTCCTAATGGAGATATAATGTCAACATTATTAAGAATGTTCTTGCTGTCATACTATATGGGAATGCTTGTAAGATACTTTCCTTCCCACTGGATTGCATTAATTCAAAATCAAGTTGGAGATACAATACAGCCGCTATTATTAGCAAGCGTTACGGATATACAAGTAAATTTCCCCAAACTTGTCCATGAAAGGCTTGGATAAAGCCAATAACTTCAGCTGCCACAGGCAATAGCAACCTATTTATTTAATTGTTAATCCCTGAACTTCATCATTCAGTCGGTAACGTAACACAGGTTTACGCCCTGGCAGCTCCGTGAGCCGGCTTTCCACCTGCCCCTCACGCACCAGGTACAACAGTGCCCAATCGATCTCCCCTTTGCTGCGGCCCAGGGCCAGGACCAGCTCGGAATGGAAGAACCAGCGCCCGGGGGCCTGGCGTAGAAACCGCAGCAGCATGTCGGTGCCACTGCCCGGGCGGATGACGCCCGCAGGACGCGGGTTGTTGTGCCGCGCCCCCTCCTCGTGCCAGCCCTCCAGCTGGCCTGCCATCCAGTCCATGCAGCTCAAGCGGGGCCACCTTCTTGTTTTTGCGTGTCGTCGCGGTTCGTGTTCGCGGCCATGATTTCCCAGATGGTCCTCTTTCAAAAGTCCAGAATCGGCGTAGCGTTGAGCAGGCCCAGTGCCCACAGCACAGCGGCGCGGTCGCGGGCATCGGTGTTGGGAGCGCCGGCCAGCGCACGCCATGCCAGGACTTGGCGCAGGTGCGCGGCCATGAACGCGGCTTCCTTGCGCGCGGCGGGCGCAGGCCCCTGGTCCAGCCAGGAATGGCACGCGGCGCAGCCCCAGACGCTGTAGTGGTCGTCCGCCTTCCTGCGCTCGCCCTTTCCGTGGATGGACAGATTGCTGTGGCAGCAGACCACGATGGTGGTGTCGTTCGTGCAGATCCCGGGGACCAGCAGCAGGCACTGCTGACCCTTGGCCAGGGCACGCAGGCGCGGGTTGCGCTGGGCCACGGTCTTCGGCGAGGGCACGACCTGGTGCTGGTCGATGAGCGCCACAGTGGCAGCGCGCGGCCGGGCCTCGGCCATGGCGCGGGCAGCACGGGCCTCCAGGCGCTGCTCGCGCGCCAGCTCGTGGGCAGCATGGGACGCAGGAGCGGCCCGCCGGCGGAAACCTGCCCCGCCGGACTTGATGGCAGTGCGGCGCATCAGGACTGCTGCTCCATGAACAGGCCCAGCTGCTGGCCTCCCTGTCCCACAAGCCCACGGCGGGCCAGCGCACCGGCACGCCAGCGGGCGCGCATGGCCTCGGCCTGCAGCCCGGTGATTTCGGTCCTGCGGTCGCCGCTGTCGTGGCCTGGGCAGTAGTCGATGCTCTCTGCCCAAGAGCCATGGCCGCGCATCCGGAAGAACATCGTCCCAGCGCTGTGGACACAGGCCTGGCACAACGGCGCATCGCAGGTATGGACTGAGCGGTACCGGATGGGGATCGCGTGCGACGGCGCCGCCAAAAGGTGCGGCGCCTTCTTCTCCAGCTCGCCCCGCTTGCGCTCCCAGCCCAGCCAGGTATCGCACAGCAATTCGGCCTTGCCGCCACAGAACAGGCATTTGCGCGCGGTCATGGGCACACCCCGCCAATCACCTCGCCCGTGTCCGGGTGGGTCTGCTCGCGCTCCCATTGTTCGAAGGTCGCCGGGAACGCCACGTTCAGATCGTTGATGGCGTGGGCCATCACGCGGTCGATCAGGTCGCCGTACTCGCGCACGCCCAGGCTCTCCGTGCTGATGCGCTCCTGCGTGGTGGTCGTGGCGCCGCTGATCGGGTCATGGTGCGTCACCGCGCGGCTGCCCAAGTACTCGGCGCGGAAGTGCTCCTTCCAGGTGGCTTTCGAGTGCCGGCGGCCGTCGATGACCACCTGGCGCGCGATCTCGGCCAGCACGAAGTCGTGATAGAAAACGCGCTGCCTGTCGGTCTTGGCGTCCTCGTGCAGACGCACGAACACCTCCAGCCTGCGGCCAGCCTCCCACTGCTGCATGCACCAGGGCGCCACGCGCTGCAGGAAGTTGGCCCGGGCCTGCTCGGGGCCATCCCAACGAGCGTGAAGGGCAATCTCAGCCACGGCCACCTCCCCGCTGATCCGCCGCGCGGCGGAATGGCCAAGCCACCATGGCCGCATCGCGGCTGTGCTCGTTGCTCGGGCCGGTCCAGCCCGTGACCGCAGCGAAGCGCTTCGCATCCAGCTTGCCACCCTTCCCGGCCGGGCTGATGCCGTGGGCAGGGATACCCAGGTCTGCACAGTGCGCCGTGATGTCGGCGCAGCGCGCGTCCACCTGGCCCACGTTGCGCGCCATCTTCTGGCTCGCGGCCTGCGTCTTGGCCTTCGTCCAGGTATGCGACTGCAGCCGGCTGTCCTCGAAGACCACGCGCGACGGCATGCGCGCGGCCAGCGTGCGCTCGATGTGGTGCGGCGGAATCGTCAGCAGCTCCACAAGCTGGCCGTCCACGAACACGGCCACGCCCGTATTAGCTCCAGGGTCCATTCCAAGGATCACGCTCATGCCCGTGCCCTCCCTGGGATCAGCGCGGTGAACATGCCACCCTCCTCACGCCATGTCTCGTTCCTGCGGATCTGCCCAATAGTCGGCTTGGAGACACCGTAGCGCTCTGCCAGCACTGCCTCCGTCTCTGTACTCGCGCGGATGACGCGCACCTTTTCGATGTCCAGCTTCCCGCGCGCGGCCCTGTGACCCCGGGCGATGCGCAGCTTGGTCAACGGCGTGAGACTGCGGCCGCGCGCCTTATCAGCCCGGGTGCCCAGCTTCATGTGCTCGTACTCCACGCATGCCGGGTCATCGCAGCCCGCACGGACCGTCTGCTGCAGGCCAAGCGGCCCACGCTTAATCGCCCAGACCACGCGGCGCACAGCCGTGGGGAATCCATCTGCACCGAAGCGCACCATCGGGCCGCGGCGCGGGTCCACGTAGCCCGTCCAGACCAGGCAGCCGTCCACGGTCCGCCTGCTCTTGCCTTCGATCAGCTGCAGACGCAGTTCGTCTGACATCACCCAGTCGGTGGCCACGTAATGCGGGAAGCGGTCCAGATGGATCAAGCGGATGAGGCCCTGCCCCATCAGCTCATCAATGATGGCGCGCAGCTGGGCGCGGGCGGGATCGGACATGGTGCCGGCCAGGGCGGCGTACTGCACCGGGCCGGCCTCAATGGTGGCCAGCACCTGGTCGCGGTCGAATTCAAACCTGCGGGTCATTGGGTGTTCCTGAGAGCGAAGTGGTAGACGCCGAACCCATCAGGGCCGGTGCTTTCGGGGCGGACGCGGCCGGCGCGCACGGCTGCCTCGGCCTCCACCTGGTTGACGGGGATCTCACGGCCGCGCTGGACCGCGTAGAAGCGGAACCCTGGCCGGTAGCGCAGCACGGCGCCGGTCTTGAGGAGCTGCAGGAGGGTCATGCCTCGCTCCTGTTCGGGGCAGCACGCTCCAGCAACTGCATTGCTTTGGCAGGCAGCGAAGAAATCAAAGTCTTGCCAGCGGCATTTCCGTTGGACAACACCGCGATGGCACGTTTCTGCTCGCCGATCAACGCCGGGCGTGGCAGCGGAAGCCCACGACTCGTGTATTCGAAGTCGGGCGAACGATCACCAGCCAAGCGGCGCTGATACTCGAAGTGGCCCCGCCCGGTGTACGCGCGGTGCGCTTCGCAGAATCGATGCTGCAGGTAGGACAGCTCCTCCAGGTCGGTGCGACAAACCTTTGGCCATCCACCCAGGTCCTCAATGACCGCGTGAATTGCTGGATCGTCAAACACCACGTCCGAGTAGCCCCCCACAGCGCTCATCGCCTCGTGTACCTTGCCCCACGCGATTGCGGCCCGATCGGTAGCAGTGCCCTGCAGGATGCGGGCCAAGTCGGCGACCTTGGGGGCGAACTGGCCGCGCTCAGGGTCAATGCAGTGCCGCTGCATCGCGGCGCTTATCTGCTCCAGCTCGAAGCCATGGCAGGCGTTCCACCACAGGTCCAGGACGAAGTTGCTGGCGTCCTGGCGGTAGTACGCCAGCACATCGGTCACGAGCTGCCCAAAGGCCGCCCGGTCAATTTGCTTCATGGGTGTCTCCTTGCGCTGCCCACGCGCTGGCAACGCTGCGATTGCGGGCCTCCTGGGCCTCCTGGCGATTCGGTTGGCGTCGCTCTCCCGTCGCGCCCTGGCACGTCGCCTTGAGGTAGGCAACCGGGTCCACAGGACGCGCCACTACGGCGGCCCGGACGGCCTCAACGACCACGGCATCGCCATAGTCCTTGACCAACTTTCCGACGAACGAACCGCACTGAGCCCTCGGCATGCCAGCCTCCGCAAGCAGCGACTTGCCGGCGCGCCACAGCTCGTCTTTGGTCATGTCACCCGATGTGTTGGGGGCGGGACCGCCCGTACCGTCAGGTACGGAATACATAGGGTGTCCCTGTCCCTGTCCCTCTCCCTCTCCCTGTCTCTTGGAGTGGGTTTCGTCGGGGACATGTGGGCCTTGTCCATCGGGACCGGGAAGGCTGTCCCCAGGGACAACACCGCCTTGTCCCTCGGGACAAGACCCCTTGTCACCAGGGAGCGGCAAAGGCTGTCCCGCAGGACGTCCGGAGGAAATCCACTCCTCGTATGAGGGACGTCCCACGGCTGTCCCGTGCCTGTCGTTGTGCTTTTTGATGCGCGCGCACTCCGTCCGCCAGCGCTGCATCAGCTTCGAGGCCCACGCATCCCTGGCCTTTTCCGCCACCACGGGGTGGTGGTAGCGGCCATCGCTGCAGAGCACCCAGCCATGCATGGCGCCTTCGCGCACACGCTTCCACTTCGGATCGATGCGCCCGCGCAGGGCATAGCCGGCCTGCTTCGCAATCCAGGCATCGTTGTCAGGCATGGAGCCCGCTGGCACTTGGTGCCAAGCCGCTGACCACAGCAGCACGGCAGCCCAACAGGCTTCCGGCGTTTCATTGGCAGCAAGGTCCGAGTCACGCAAGCGCGCGACATCAAGGGGCATGAAGGCGAAATCAGCGAGGTCGCAATCCTCGGGAACCATGGGCTCAGGCAGTTGTTGCTCGTGCATTCCCCACCTCTTCCTCGGCCGCAGGCAGACCGAAGGTCTCCGGCGGGGCTCCAAGCGCTTCCACCAGCAGCGGATTGCCCCGCAGCTGACGCACGATCAGACTTGCCTCATGCAACGCTTCTTTCGCATGCTCTTCCAACAGCGCCTCGATGTAGGCCGGGCGCTCCATGCCCTTGGCCCTGGCCAGCGCGTCCAGCACGCGCAGGGTGTTGGCATCGCACTGCTGCCGCAGCTCCATGGTGTCGGAGCAACTGGTGCGACCCGTGCCCCGCGCAAAGGCAACCAAGCCACGCATGACGCGATTAAGGGGGCCAGCGATTTCAGGAGATTTCTCAGCCATTGGTGGCCACTCCTCCGTACGCCTTGGTACGAGCCGCATGTTGCGCCTTCGCACGCTCTGTAAGCGGAAGGTCTGCAAGCACAAAGCGCCCGCACCCAACGGCAACCATCACATCAGCGAGGCCTAGTTCGACGCGCCCGCCGCCATAGATGAGCTTGTTGAGCAGACCGGGCGTGGTTCCGCACAGAACAGCGAACTCAGCGCGCCCGGCCCGATCCAGCCCGGAGAAGAACAGTTTGAACGAATTCATGCCGCTCATGATACCTCAAGGTACTCGCAGAAGATACCTTCGGAACCTTGTACCTGTGGGTACATGCTCGGACAATCAGTTCATGGATAATCACGCGCGGCTGCAACAGCTTCTTACAATCCTCTGTTCTCGTTTCACCCAAGGAAACCGCGCCGCGCTGGCGCGAGCCATCGGCAAGGACGCAAGCTACATCAATCGGCTTTTCTATCCCCAGGATAAGAAGGGAGCCAAAGGGATTGGACAAGAGCTGATGGACGCGACTCGCGCCACGTTCGACCTACCTCGGGGCTTTTGGGAGATGGCTCCTGACGAGGCCCAGGCTGCTCTGGAGTTCACGTCCGCCAACGCGGAAAATGTTGACCAGAGACCACCACGAGACGAGATAGTGATTCGACAATATTCAACAGGCGGCGCCATGGGGGGCGGCCTAGTTTTGCGTGACCAGCCCGGTGTTATCAAGAGCTGGAGCGTGAGTAGCGAGTGGGCACAGAAGAATCTCCCCTACGTGACGGCCTATGACAACCTCTCTATCGTGACCGGTTTTGGGGATTCGATGCTGGGAATGTTTAACCCCGGCGATCCGCTGCTGGTAGACACCGGTGTTCGAGAATGTGAATTTGACGGCGTGTATTTTTTCTCCGTAGATGGAGAAGGCTTTATAAAACGCCTTCAACGCATCCCTGGGGAAGGAATTCTTGTCATTAGCGAAAATAAGAAATATCGAGAGTGGTACATCAAGCCCGGGATGAACTTTCAGATATTAGCCAAAGTATTGCGCGCTTGGGGAAAAGCAAAAACCTACTAATAAAAAAA